TTAGCCTCTTCTCAAGTGGGTGTTCGCTAGAGCAGAAGGCTGCAGACTTCCTTGAGGCAAAGGCAAAGGAGCTTGGGCCAATCCTTGAACAGAAGGCGACTGATGCAGCAAACAAGGCGCTTCAGGCAAAGTCAGACAAGGAGCTGGCTGCCCTTGATGCTCAGCTGGCCTTGATAAAGACCAAGGATGCTGATGGGAATGATGTTGTAAAAACATGGAAAGACTTCGCTGCCGACAAAGGAGCCTCTGGCGCCCTGGCACCTGGAGAGCTTGCGAAGGTTGCTCTGTACATCGCTCAGAATACAGCAAGAGCCGTCGCAGCGGGGGAGATCACGAAGTCACAAGGGGCTCAGCGCTTGAAGGATGGCGGAACTGCCCTTGGGGCTCTTGGCTTGATTGGATTACTTTGGGCAGGCATCAAGAAGCTGACACAGAAAACGGTTGTGGCCACAGTTCCGGCTCCGGCTGCACCGCCCGTTCCTAGCGCCCCTGTTGTTCCTGCTCCTGCTCCTCCGGCGGCATCGTAGGGATGGACTATGGACGAACTGATGACGCTGATTCAGAATGCTGATCCAGCAACCGTTGCGTTGAATGCAGGGATTGTTGCCTCTGTCAATGGCGCTTCAGAATGGATCACGGACCAGATCGTTGCGTTTGGCCTGAAGGATAAACTGTATCGGTTCTATCCTGCGATTCCATTCCTGTGCGCCTTTGTGATTGGCTACATGCATGATCAGACGCTAATGGACGCTCTTAAAGACATGATCATGTATGGAACTGGCGCAATTGCGGCTCACAACCTGCATGAGACGGCAATCCAAGGGAAGTAGAAAGAGCTTTGATGAGAATGATAGCTTGGAGAAAACAATGGATGATCCAGTCCTTTCCCTGGTCACAGGCACACTGAACCGGCCAAATCCTTTCAATCGGCTCGTTCAGAGCATCATTGAGCGGACAACAGTTCCTTGGGAGCTTGTTGTCTCGGATGCCTCTGACAAGCCTTATGAAACGGCCTACCCCGAAAATGTCCGAATCCTGCCAGAGCGTCCACGCCTAGGCTGCGTCAATGGTTACAACAAAGCCTTTGCTCAATGCAAGGGCAAGTGGGTCATCTACCTCAATGATGATGCCGAAGTCCTCCCCGGCTATGACCGTGCCGCAATTGATTTCATGGAAGAGCATCCAGAGATTGGACTTGGGGCGCTGTACTATGCCGAGAGGACACTGCCCTTTGTTGTCCAGACATACCACCAGATGATCTACGCCAACTTTGGAATCCTCTCAAGAGCCCTTGGAAACAAGATTGGCTGGATGGACCGCGTCGTCAGGATGTACGGCAACGACAATAGTATTGCCTTTAGAGTGCTTCTTGAGGGGCTTGGCATTGGAACAATCCAAGGGGCAAGGATCTGGCATCACTCAGAACAGGACAGTCAGCGACGTCAGAATCAAATTGGGAGAGAGCTAGATGCCGAGAATCTGATGAACAAGTACCGTCCTCATCTCCCTTACATGCTTGACGTCTTCAATCGTACTCAGCATCTCTGTGGACCATTAATTCTGAACGAGGTTTACTGATGAGTAAAGTACACGTAGGCTGCGGGTCGGTGTATCTGGACGGCTACATCAATGTTGATGTGCGAGGACCAAAGACATTCCTTGCGCATGACCGTCCTGACCTAGTCTCTGCCTTGATTACCACGGATGACAGGTATTACGGGCGTCATCAGGACAAGACGATGGAGAAACTTCGATCAGGTCCTTTACAACAGGAGATGGTCTGCGATGAGTACGGAACATTCTTTGACCTTCCGGGATCTACTTGGAGTATTGAGGAGCTTTTGGCGCGTCATGTGTTTGAGCATCTCTCTCTTACGGAAGCACATCAAGCTCTGGATGAGATCGACCGGAAGATGAAGGAAGGGGGGATTCTTCGCCTAGATGTCCCGGACCACGAAGAGACGCTACGTCAATTCAAAAAGACCGGAGATGAATTCTTCATTCGCCATCTGCTTGGGCCAAGAAAAGATGAGCGTGGTTATCACCTGATGTCATACACGCGGACTCTTCTTCAGAAGATTGTTGAGTCCCATGGCTTCGTCTTCATTGAAGAAGAGCAAAACATCCACTTCTATCCTGCCTTCTGTCTCCGGTTCCAAAAGCCTTATGGGAGAATCCCGGTCGAGTATGCAATCCCTTCCGGAACGACATGGAAAGCAGGCTCAAGAATCCTTGACATTGGGCCTGGAAAATATCCATTACAGATTGCAACGCACTATCTTGATGTTTCTCAGAATCATCTCAATAATGCTCCTGCTGGAGAGAAGATCAATTCAGATATTCAGGGAAAGACTCCCTTCCCAGACAAGTATTTTGACTATGTGTTCTGCTCTCACGTCCTTGAACATCTTGATGATCCTGAGGCAGCACTCAAAGAGATCAGCCGAATTGGAAAATGCGGAGTCATCGCAGTCCCTAGTGCCTTCAAGGAATTTCTCTTCCTTGACGAAGAAGAGGACCACAAGTGGTGGATCTTTCCGGCTGAGAAAACTGGAGGCCCAATTCGCTTCATGAGGAAGACCAAAGGATGGATCAAGGAACTCTATGACGAAGATGTCTCTAAGGCACTCTGTCGTCTGTTCCGTTCAGGTCCAAATACGATTGGCCCTGATCAGAGACTTCTGCGCAAATGGTTCTACAAGAAGGAACCAAATCTAGACGTCATTGTGAACTGGGAGGGGAATGTATGTCTCCAGTACGTGTAGAGATCCCTGTCTTTGTCATGCTTCGGGAATATCCTCAAGAGGATGGAGTCCTTGTCCCGATTGAGTTCCATGGCAAGGATCTTCCATTCGTTCCCAAGCGGGCTTTCTTTATCCGAAATGTCCCTGAAGGGAGGGAGCGAGGGAACCACGCTCACAAGCGTTGTTATCAGTTCATTATCCCAATCTGTGGGACAATTGATGCACACATCAAGAACAAGTATGGCTCGTTTGAACTGACGCTCGACAGCCCAAGGAAAGGCTTGCTTGTCCCTCCGCTCAACTGGCTAACACTAACAGGCTTTGACAAGGACACCGTTTGTCTTGTTCTCGCTTCAGAATCGTATGATGTCGAGGATTATTTGAACGTTTATGAAGACTTCGAAAAAGCCAGTAGTTCCATTCAATAATCTCTACGAAGGGATTTATCCTGATGCCCATCGCATGACTCAAGTCTTCAAGGACGTGCTGGAATCAGGACAGTACATTCTTGGGAAAAGAGTCCGGGACTTTGAGATTGAATTCTCAGACTACACTGGGCTTCAGTACGGTGTCGGGGTTGCTTCTGGGACTGATGCTATTACGACGGCTCTGGCCGCCTGTGGCATTGGAGATATGGATACAGTCTTGACAGTTGCGAACAGTGCTCCCGCAACGGTTACGGCCATTAAGTCAACAGGTGCCCGAGTCCGCTTTGTTGACGTTGATGAGCGCGGCCTATTTGATCCGGCCCATCTTGAAGATAAGCGAATGATGGAAGGGGTCAAGGCCATCGTTCCTGTCCATCTCTATGGGAGGATTGCTCACATTGAAAAGATGGCACCAATTGCCGAAAAGCACAGCATCTCAATCATTGAGGACGCTTGTCAAGCAGCTGGCTCAACGTCCAGCTACTATCGGATTGGATCCCTTTCGTCTGCTGTCTGCTACAGCTTCTACCCAACAAAGAATCTTGGATGCATTGGTGATGGCGGGATGGTTCTCACCAACAAGAAGGAAATCTCTGAAAGAATCCGTCTTGCCCGGAACTATGGACTCCATGAAGGGAAGCAACTTTTCTATGGGTACAACTCAAGACTTGATGAGCTTCAAGCGGCCATGCTCAGCATCCGTCTCGGAAGTCTCAAAAAGATAAACGACAATCGTCGAGCTGTTGGGGCAAGCTACTTCAGAAAGCTTCACAACATGAAATACATTAAGGCTTCTGAAGTCCTAGATGGGGAGAATGTTCACCTGTATCCTATCCACTCTGATGAACGAGATCATCTGAAGACCTTTCTCGAGACAGAAGGGATTCAGACGATGATCCATTATCCAATCCCTGCTCATCGTCAGCCGGTTGAGAAGGATTATTACTTCCCTTATTCCTTGAAGAAGACGGAAGACCACTGTCGAACAGTCCTGTCCCTACCGTGTTGGTATGGGATGAAGGAGCATCAAGTTGACATCGTTGTCCGTGCAATCAGGAGATTCTTCAATGAGTAAGCTGCGCATCCTCTTCCTAGATACCTATTATCCTGACTTCATCAAGTCTATTCCAGACGCTGAATACAAGGGGGCCTACAACGACGTTCTGAAGGGCATCCTTTCAAAGATGTTTGGGACCGGGGATTCCTACAGTTTCAATATCAGTGAGTTTGGGTTTGAAGCCTATGATGCCATTGTCAACGATGAACGACTCCAAAGGCTCTGGCATCAAGATCGTCAACACAATTGGGACTATGTTGGACCAAAGTCTAATGCGATTGATCAGGTCCGCTGGTATCAGCCTGACGTCCTGTTCCTTCAGGATCTTTCGTTTCTTGATCCGACGACGGTTCAGTTCATTAAGGATGAATATGGAGTCAAGCTGATTGCCGCTCAGTGTTCCTGCCCGCTTCCGGCCCCAGATCATATCAAGATGTGCGATGTCATCTTCACCAGCTTCCCGCATTACGTTGAGATCTTCAATAATCTAGGAGTCAGAGGAGTCTTCAGCCGACTTGCTTTTGACAACCGGCTGCTTGAGATGGTCGAGTCCAAAAAGAGCGTCCGGAATAACGATCTGACCTTTGTTGGCGGAGTTGGCTATCCTTCGCATTGGAAGGCTGGACTTGAGATGCTTGAGACAGTAGCGAGCCGGGTCCATGAATTCAAATGGTGGGGCTATGGAGTTGAGACGCTTCCTGACAATTATGAGTTGAAGAAAAAATATCAGGGGCAGGCTTGGGGACTTGACATGTACCGAATCCTTGCTCAATCCAAGATTGTCTTGAACCGACACGGGGAAGTATCTCGAAACTACGCAAACAATATGAAGCTATTTGAGACGACTGGAATGGGGGCGCTGCTCCTGACGGATCATAAGATCAATATGAAAGAGATGTTTGAGGTTGGCAGCGAGTGCGCGACCTACAATGATGCTGACCATGCTGCTGACCTTGCTCGATTCTATCTTGAGCGTCCTGAACAGCGAGGCGAGATTGCGGTCAAGGGTCAAGTGCGGACGCTGATCGAGCATGACTACCGAAAGAAAATGGAAGGGATTGCAAACGTCCTCAAGGAGATGCTTGTATGAAAGAGTTACAATCGGCTGAAGAGATCAGGAAGGCTTGGGAGGATGCTGGCAACTGCTGGCTCTCAAAGGAGATCCCGAAGCTTCAATATGAAACTGTTGTGAAGAATGAACTTGAGGCTTATGCCAAGGGGGCAAAGATTGCGCCCTATGATGCCTTTGTTCAATGTCTGTTCAGGATCCAATGTCCAGATAGCCGAGAAACCACCTTCCTTGATGTTGGTGCGTCCGGAGCCTATTACTCTAAGATCATGAGGATTGCAGGCTTCAAGTACAATTATCGGGCATGCGACTTCAGTAAGGACTTTCAGGCTCTTGCTGCTGATCTTTATCCAACCGTCAACTTTGATGTTGAGGATGCAACTCGTCTCAGCTACCACGATGGGCAGTTTGACATTGTTCACTCGGGATGCTGCATGCTCCACATCAAGGACTACCGTTCAGTTGTCTTTGAGTCTGCCCGAGTCTCAAAGCGTTATGTCCTCTTCCATCGCCAGCCGATTCTCTACAACAAGCCAACAACATATTACCTGAAGCTTGCCTATGGAATCCCGTGTGTCGAGATTCATTTCAGCGAAACAGAATTCTTCATGCTCCTGAGGATGGCCGGTCTCAAGATCGTTCACTTGGAGAATATCTTTACACTTCCAGATGATGGGGGCTATTCGCACGTCTCGTATCTTTGTGAGAAGATCAAATGAGAAATTACGCAACGCTATTTGACCGGAACTATCTCGCAAAAGGACTCTGTCTCTTTGCTTCGCTGATGAAACACATCACGGAGCAGTCAATGCTCTACATCCTGGCAATGGATGTTGAGACGGTTGAAATCCTGAAGAAGCTTGAGAAGCTTGGATGGATGAAGGGCTGCGTCATCACCGATCTTCGGGACTTTGAGAACGAAGACATCATCAAGGCAAAGGGTAATCGGGACTGGCGCGAATTCTGTTGGACCATGGCGTCTCAGTACTGCGATGGCCTGATGAACGAGAATGGCCTGACAAATATCACGTATCTGGATGCAGATCTCTTTTTCTTCAATGACCCTAAGATTGCTCACGATGAACTTGTTGGAGGCTCGATTGGGATCACGGCTCATCGACTGCTCCCGGAAAAGAAATTCCTTGAGCAGAATGGACTGTTCAATGTTGGATGGGTTACATTCAAGCGAAATGTGACGGGCCAGGAATGCCTACAACGCTGGGCCGAAGACTGTCTTGAGTGGTGCTACTACAAGCAGGAGGACGGAAAGTTTGGAGATCAGAAATACCTTGATGCCTGGCCATCAAGATATCGTTGCTGCTGTAAGGTCCTCGAGAACTACGGAGTGAATGCTGGACCTTGGAATATCTCTCAGTGGCCGGTCAGGAAAGAGGATGGGATCCTCAAGGCTGGAGCCTATCCCTTGGTCTGCTACCACTTTCACGAATTTCAGAAGAAGCCAGATGGAAGCTTTTACTACACTGGCTGGCCGCTTCAGACAGAAGCTATTGAGCTGATCTATCTTGAATACTGTGCTATGTATCGTCATATCGAAAATCTTCTAAAGGAGACTCTTCAATGGGCCAGCTAAAAGCTTATGAGTATTCAGTTGAGAAACAGGAACTACCAGGCTGTCAGATTCTTCCTTCGGGCACGTTGAGGTTGGACGGAACCATCAAGACAGAGAATCCTGATGAGGCCGATGTCTTTATCTTTCCAGTTGCGACGATGTACTATCGGACCACAGAACAGATCCTTCAAATCAGGAACCTGAAATACATGCCAGGCCGAGAGGAGCGTCACGTCTTTTTTGACGTCTCTGATTTTGACCATGTGTATGGATTGAACTGTCAATTCATTCGCTGTAATGTCAAGCAGTACATGAAGAAATTTGATAAGAACACCATCTCATGGGCATGGCCCGTTGAACCGCTTGCTCATCTTGCGCCGGTTCCTGAAGAAGGCTTCAAGTATGATGTTTCGTTTCACGGCTGGAGGAACTATGAGCCCCGGAAGCAATCTGCAGACTCTTGCCGTGAACATACCGGCTTGAAGTGCGACCTTTCAGAGTATGTTGAATTCCATGGCTATTTTGAACGTGATAATCCGCCTGAAGCGAAGAAACGGATGGAAGCCTACAAGAAGTCTCTTCAGGAATCCCGGATTGCGTTGGCCGGTCGATCCATCAAGGAGGTCTTTCCGTATCGCTTCTTTGAAGCGATGTCAGCAGGAAGGGTTCCTGCTCTATTCTGTACGGGCCACACGTTGCCTTGGGAGAACAAGATTGATTATGAAAAGTGCTGTCTGATCTTCAAGGAAGAACAAGCTCCTGACGCGGGCAACTTGATTCGAGCGTTTCTGGACAAGACTTCAGATCAAGAGCTGATCCAGCGCGGTCAGTACGGATTGGAGATGTGGCAGCGCTGGCTTAACCGGGACAAGTGGGCAAGTCTGATGACTGAGGCAGTGGAAGAGAAATTGACTGCCATGGGGCTCCGGGGAGCCTAGTTATGCCAACCCGGCCAGAATTGGCCACTACAGTGGTAGCAAACGCACCGTAGCAGTGCGTATAAAACACATTTCGCCGGGGGTAGATTAAACGCAAGGAAATATCCATCTGTGGGCTTCTAGCCCTAGAGGAGAGTATGCGACCAGAAGAAACCGTCATCATGGTTCCAAGCTGCTGGGCTTACCGCGACACCTGGCAACCGTTCATGAAGCTCATGAATAAGTTCTGGCCAAGGCGGAAATTCCTAACTGTCTTGGTCACAGATAAATATCAGGAGACTTCAAAGCATTCCTGGGAAGGGGACAGTATCACCTCCTTGAACGGGGACTTTGGATGGTGTTCCAATCTTGCTCGAGCCATTCGGTTTGAACGGATGGGGGGTGCCCGTAGAATCTTATATCTTCAAGATGATTATTTCCTGTCCCGCGAAGTGGACACCGATTACTTGGATTATGCAATCCAGTATATGGACAGCCATTCTGAAGTGGGCTGTTTCAGACTCTATCCTTGTCCCGGTCCCGATGAAGACATTCCTGAAGAGAAGAATCTTGGACGGGTCCACAAGGATGCCCCCTATTCAGTCTCGTGTCAGGCTGCGCTCTGGGACCCTACCTATATTTTGAAGCTCTTGGATCGGTTTGAGAATCCCTGGCAGTTTGAATTGGCAGGGTCAGTCTATGCCGAGACACTGGGGGCAGTAACGGTTTCTGTCAAACGGGAGCCACGTCCATGGCCACTTGAATATATCTGTACAGCCATCGTCAAGGGCCAGTGGCAGAATGGGGCCATTCAACACTGTAAGAATAATGGAATTGACTTGGATCTTTCGCTCAGGCAAACAGAGGTGAACTCATGACCAATTGCTGGATGTGCTCGTCTGAATTCGAGAATGTTGAAGCGTCTGTTCTTTACTGTTCAACTCAATGCCGTCAAGCTCTTGGGATGGCCGACGCGGGCATCAAGATGATCAAGGGCACAAAGCCTACAGAAGACTCCAGGATCTTTTTCTATCCGATCAGTTTTGGAACGCTGAGTGATATGTATGCTGTCATGTCGTTGAAGCGAGCGCACACCCCGTCGATTGGCAACCAACAGGAGATGGATTATCGGATCTCAAGGCTGAGACGGAATCTGACGACCCTACTTGGTCAGATTTTCTATGACGAGTCTCAGCGAGAGGCGATGAGCAAACTTCTGACAGAACTGTTCACGGTCAATGCAATAATCTGGGAGGCCAAGGACAAATCTAGGAACGAGCGTTACGACTTGCAGACCCGGAAGGATGCACTGTACTCCACGTTAACTTCGGAATTCGAAAGAAATAAAATCATCCAGCAGCTTGATATCCTCTATAGCGGGAAGACGATGCAGTACAAGGTCCACAACGGATCGGAAATCTAGCCAAGCATCTTTGGGACTGACCTTATAAGTCTAGAGATGATCCACATCGTCATCGACGGCAATACAGCTAAAGTTCAAGCTAACGAAAAAGTTTTTAAGCGGCTGTATCAGTATTTCACTGTAGAGATACCTCACGCCAAACTCAATCCTCGCTGGAACAAAGCAATCCGATACGGAGCCTGGGACGGCAACGCCCATCTCTTCAACAAACTCTCCGGACGACTGGCCACAGGACTTGTCCCGCTCGTTCAGGATCTCTATCCAGACTCTGTACTCACGGATGTCCGGAAGAGAGTGGACCCTCAGTGGCACAACGAGAAAATAAAAGAGAGCTTCAAGTACAGCCTTGAAGGCCCTGATGACGGACGTGGAGCCTACCAAGAGAAGGCCGTTCAACGGGCTATTCGTCATATGAAAGGGATCATCAAGGTTGCGACCAATGGCGGAAAAACGAAAATCGCTGCCGGCATCATCAAGGTCTTGAATACTGAAACATTGTACCTGGTCCATCGCAAGACGCTTCTCCATCAGGTCGCTCGTGAAATTGAAAAGTTCACGGGAATGAAATGTACGAAGTACGGCGATGGGGCGCGGACAATTGGACAGATCACTGTTGCCATGATTCAGAGCCTTCCGAAGCCGATAAAGAAAAACAAGCCCTTCTATGATCAGTTCAACCTGATGATCATGGACGAATGTCAACACGGCTCGGCCAGCACGTGGTACAAGATTTCAATGGTCATGAGGGCAAAATTCAAGATAGCTCTCTCAGGAACTCCTTGGACTCAGAAAGATGATCGGGACTTGAAACTTGTATCGGTGTTTGGCCCTCGAGTCCTCATTGACATCAAGAATCAGTATCTCATTAAGAAGGGCTGGAGTGCCCGTCCAACGATTCATTTCTGGCCGATCAAGGCTGAAGAGAACAGCATGTCTTGGCGGATGGCCTACAACAACATGATCGTCGACAATTCAGAGTACAACGAGACGGTTGTCCAGATTGTCCGAGAGAAATATGAAAAGGGCTTGCCTGTTCTGGTCATCGTGAATCAGAAGCGGCATGGCCACCGGATCTACAAGCGACTTCTTGGAGAGGAGATTGATAGTGTCTATCTCGATTCGACCCAGCAAACGGTCTACCGGGAGAAATGTCTTGACCGATTTAAGAAAGGAAAGCTGGGTTGTATCGTGGCAACTCCTATCTTCGATGAGGGCGTTGATGTCCCAGCTATCAAGTGTCTTGTACTCGCTGGAGGAGGGAAAGCCCCAATCACCCTCCTACAAAGAGTTGGACGGGCATTGCGGAAAAAGAGTCAAGGCGAGAATACAGCTGAGATCCACGACTTCATCCATTACGGCAACTATTACTTGCTCTCGCATACCGAAGAGCGGATCAAGGTCTATGAAGGCGAAGACTTTGACATCCAGTGGCACGAAGTAAGTCCAAAGGGAGATCCCTGAAAGTATCACGCAACCGGAGAGCCTGACTGGCATCAATTTCATACTGAGGAAGGGAATCTATGAACAAGGATGACATCTGGTTTGCTTGCAACATGATCGTTCGCCGGAGCCTTAAACATTACTCTCATCTGTATTCCCTGATGAAGAGGCACGGGGTAAAAGATCTTCTTGATCTTGAACAGTCTGACAAGATCTCAACGCACCACTACCAGGTTTCTGAACTTGGAAAATATGGAGTTCAGGGCCCACTAGCAATTCTTGGAGAAGCATTTGGATGTATGGGGGTCTATCGCTCTGAAGGGCTTGGTCCAATTTTTGCTGGGAGACAAGACTCCACAAGTCTTGACGTCGAGTGGATGGACTATCAGGAAACAACGAATGGTTCAAGACATTCAGGGACTTTTCTGGCAGGCCGGATTGATAAGGGCATCAACGCATTCTCAATTCAAGCCCTTTCGAAGGTTAAGGCGAAATTCAAGATCCTTGTCTCATGTTCGGTTACCGCTGAAGAGTCAATCCAAAGGAGGGATGAGAATCGACATATGTCCATGATGAGAGAGCTTGAAATCATTCATGTGGCTCCTTTTTGGGTTTCAAGTATGAAAAGAGAGGCAAAATTTAGGATCGGACGATGCTACTAGTATTACTAGTAATAAGAGTAGAAGAGTAATTAAGAGAATATAAGGGAACTACAGTAGCATCATCCGATTAGTGAGAAGAGAGAGAAATGGCTGAAAGATTTGGATTCCCTCCTCAGTTCCAGACCGCTATCTTGAATTGTCTTCTTCATGATAAGAAATTCATGAGAGAGACGATTGGATTGCTTGAACCGAAATTCTTTGACAAGCAAATCCATATGTTGGCGGCAGAATCAATTTACAAGATCTATCTCAGGAATCGGGAAGTCCCCAATAAAGTCTCTGTCCTGAATGAACTCTCTCAGAGACTCATGAAAGAGGTAAAAGTTAAAGATGAAGCTCAGAAACAGAAGTTTGTACTCAGGCCGGTTCAGAAACTCTTAAAGAGAATCTTCAGACATCCGAATGGTTCAACTCAATATGTAAAGGATGAGGCTCTCCGGTTCTGTCGTGTTCAGTCTCTGAAACGCTCTTATATTGAAGCGATTGAGAAGATTGAATTGGAAGGAGATCCCGAAGAATCGAAAGCGTTCATCTCCAAGAAAGTCCGGGAACTGTCAGTTTTAGAACAGGGCGGGTCCAACTTCTTTAAGATGATTCAAGAACTCCCGCAACTCTTGAATAGAGATAAGGGTCGCTGCGCGACCACCGGATTCAAGCGGATTGACAAGTGGATGGATGGTGGAATGGATCCGGGAACATTGACTGTCTTTATTGCTCCGGCAAAATTCGGGAAGTCCATGGCCCTCATTAACGTAGGCTTTGCGAATCTCTTGAGAGGGAAGACGGTGGTTCACTTCACGCTCGAGATCTCGGAAAAGAAAATCATGAAGCGATATGCTTCAAGGATTTCTAGGGTTGCTCGAATCGAGAAAGCCCCGAAGAAGACAATCAAGCGCGTTCAGAAGTTTGCCCAGCTCCACGGCGGCAAGCTGATCGTCAAGGGCTACCCAACAAAGACGGCCACGGTTGAAACGATCAAGAGCTATTTGTACCATCTCCAGAATAAGGACGACATCAAGCCTGACATCATCATCGTGGACTATGGGGATCTGTTGAGGAGTGGAGCCTATGGAAAAGATAAAGATGGGAGTTCAGAGCGATTTATTCAGGGAGATGTTTTTGAAGGACTACGGGCGATGGCTCAAGAGTTTGACTGCACTCTTGTCACCGCATCTCAGTGCAATCGGGCAGCCGCTACAAAGCCTATCATTCGGATGGAAGACATTGCCGAGTCATACGCAAAATGTCAAGTTGCTGACCATATCATTGCGTTGTGCGGTACGGAGGAAGAGCGGAAAAAGAAACGGCTCCGGCTGTTCTTTGCGGGTTCAAGAGAAGCGCAAACGGAACGGACATCAAGGGTTGCGTTCAACTGGAAAATCGCGCTCATGAAGGAAGTTGAATATGATGACGAAGGGAGGGCAGCATGACCGTCGATGAACTATTGAAGAAGCTTTGCGAAGATCTGAAGCCTGCTCTTCAGGAGATGCTGATGAGGGCAGACCTGACGGAGCAATGCTCTTGGTGCGACGAAGATGTCCCGTTTGAAATCGTTGGACTCGTGAAGAATGTTGCCAGGACCAACAATGGGGCAATTGTTGAAGGAGAAAAGGCAAAATGGAGGCTGATGGCGGGTCAAAGAGTTGATGAGGAGTCTGGCATCATCAAGGATTACACGGGCTGGGCGAAAATCCGAATGGCCATCATTGGTGAGGGATCAAGGAGTCAGGCATCACTTGACGGGAAGACGTCAAGGTTAACCGGAGATTACCGGAGCATTCTTCTGTGCAAGAGCTGCCTTGATACGTCCGGTTTGAAGACAGCAAAACATTATGCCTCAGAAGAGGAAGGCTCCATGCCAGTCAGAGTAGACCCTTCAGAGAAAAAAGAAAGCCTGGATGAATGCTGCGATCATCACGTCCGCCTTACCGATGTCTGTACCCGGTGCGATAATTTTTCGGACCTACGGTATCCTGTTGAAAGTAGGAGCTGCATTTCAAGTCATCGAGCTAGAATATCCTGCAAATACTGCGGTTACGTCAACTCATGAACTTTACTAAAGAACAGCTCCTGAGTCTCTTTCAAAGCAATGGCGTTGATGTCCGGGAACGTTCAACTGGCGACGTTTCGATCAACTGTCCGTTCTGTGGCAACGAGAAATTCAAATGCTGGGTCAAGGGAACCGGCTGGCATTGCTTCCGTTGCGAAGAGTCCGGGAACGTCTTCAGATTATTCCGTGAGCTGAACATCAAGCCAGGTCAGCTCAACATGAGCACAGAGGACTTGAGGAATAAAGTCTTGAAGGCTTCGTCCAATCAACGATTCGGGAACGGTAAGGACAAACTACTACCAAGACTTGAGATGATGCCATTCCCTCCAGAGTTCAAGGAGATCTATAAGAAAAATAAAAGCAATGCCTGTCAGATGGCCTACAAGCTTCTTGAACGACGTGGCTTGGACTATATGGACGTGAAACGCTGGAACATTGGATACGCAGAGTCTGGAGATTATCTTCAACACTTGATCTTTCCAGTCCAAGACGAGCATCACAAGAATGTCACGTTCCAAGCGAGACGGTTCATTGGTAACTTTGATCCCAAGACAAAGAATCCGTTTGATGATGGGACTACGTACTCCAAGACGGATGCGTTGTATGGTGTCCAATGGGTCAAAGAAAATGACCCCATCGTGATCGTTGAAGGGCCGTTCGATGCGATCTATCTGGACAAGGTCTTCAGGCTTTTAGAAATGCCTCACAAAGCGATTGCGTTGCTTGGTCACAAGATCAGTCGGATCCAGATCATGTACCTGGAATATTTTTCTCCGTCTGCACTCTGGGTCATGTTTGATAGTGATGCCGTGAAGGACGCAAGGTCAACTGCCGCAGAACTTTCGACGTGGTATGAGGCTCCCGTTTATATTACAGAACTGGAATCTGGTGATCCGGATGATTTAACGCCAGAGGAGCTGTTAGAAAAATTGCTCAAATCGAAAAAAAGTTTGATGGGACGCACTCAAAAAGAACCATCGAATTGGATGGGCAAGAAAGCCTTCAAATAGCCCCTAGCTCGTAGGGGGTCCGGATAGCTGTATAATAGAAGGAGTCCGGACTTGGATTTAATTCGCCAGAGAGCCATTCCTAGACGATACTTAGTACGTAGTAAACGCTCTTTCGAATCGAGACGATAAAGGGGTTGGCCGTCCTAACGGCGGTGAAGTGTCCTGCGGGATCCCTGTAAGACTTCCCTGACCTGTCGGTCGGGGCAACCGAAGTCTAAGCTTCGGGAAGATTCGAAAATCGTGTTCTGTGAGAACTGGGCCTAGAAAAAGGAAAGCCTTCAACGGCCGCTCCTTCACTAGGGGTCGAAGTAGAAACCCTTCTCCGAAAGTCCGGACCCCAAAACCGGACCCATGACCGCCCGGTCGATGGAAGGGTAGAGACTGCGCGATACGCGGAAAACGTCTCCGACCTGAACTAAGTTGAATGCCTGAAGTCGGCTACCTTCCTGAAGCTACTGCTCCCCGATGTCCGATCTTGCGAAAGACGGATGCCCTTAAATGGGACCGGGAGTTGAGGCTGCTGCCGCATGACGCTGTGAAGCGAAAATGCGGACCTGGCGCGCAAGTAAGGAACGGGCTAGGAACGATGCTGGACCCTAGAACGGTCTGGTGGACTTCGAACGGCGCAACGGTCTAACGGAGCTATCCGAAAGAATCTAATTGCGGGTCCGCAAGGTTCCCGTGGCTCACCTCTGAAGGTCCTTGTCTCTTCAGATGCTGTGAGGCAACGACAAGAAAGATTTCCAACATCGGCCTAGGGACTGCAAACCTAGGTCGCCTTGGGAATCTAATTTGGATTCCTGTTTGGAGGATTCTATGGCGAAATGCAAAGCAACGTTCATGAACATGCGCTGCGTCAAGGAAGTTGGTCATAAGGGGCTCCATCAGACTCATCAATCAAAAACTCACGAGCTTTCAAATCTGAGACTGGCTTACCGTTTGATTTTGAAGGAACGTGAACAGGCTCGGCGCGAATTTGATCAGCGGTCGGAAGCAATACTGAAGCGTCTGGCAAAGCTTGGCGGGATTTGCAAAAAGAAGTATCCAAGCCATGGCGGTTCTGGCCGGATGGTAACCTGTAACCAAGTCAAGGGTCATAAGGGCAGTCATTGTTTCGTTTCTGGTCGATAGTTTTCTAACAGGCCTTCGGGCCAAGAAAGGAACATTTTATGAGCGACCTGGAGATCATTGCGACCCTCTTGAGTCAGGACTGTGACATTGAGCAGGTTTTCTTTTTCTAGGATGATTGGAGGATAGGATGAAAACTCTCACTGAAAAGGTTGAAGATCTGGTTGCCAAGAAACGGTACGGCCTAGAGGAACTGGAGAACGCGGCCAGAACGCTCTGGGGTCTATTCAAGCAAGAATCGGCAAACATCGCTTCTCGGGCAGCGATGGATTTCCGGCATGGGGATTTGGTTTTGTCTCCGCGCTGCGGTCGGCGCATGCCAGAAGGGGTCGTTGGGAAGGTCCTGAGGATTGCGCGCATGCGCGTTCTGGTGGACTTCGGGACGTTCGGGAACTGGCGCATCATGGGGAGCCAACTCAAGCGGGCTCCGAAGGGCTCCAAGTTCAAGAAGGGGAAGCTGCGCGAGATTGACCTCAGCGACCTGGACGGGATGCATTGCCGGAAAGACGGAGATTCATAGGATTTGGTTCTTGGATTTCTTGGATTGGAGGATTTTATGGGCAAGGACAACGCAAGGTTTTTCGCTTTCATCAATGGCTGCGACGTCAAGATCACCCTGAAGCCAGGACAGGAGCTTGAGCACGGAATTGGACAAAGCACGGACGAAGGCTGGAAGCGAGAGTATCGCTGCTGGACCTTCGATGGCAACTTTGTCACGGAGTTGTACGATACTGTCGAAAAAGACTGCGATGGGCGGATGGATCGTCACGCCGTCTTCAAATGCCACGTCCGAAAACTCAAGATGGGCAACGAGATCGAGGGGGACGTTGTTTATCCGGACTGGAAGGAAGTCTCGAGCCGGCAGCGCGATCATGCCGCAGAACTGGCGGGCTATTAGGATGAAACGCAAGATCGGTGCCAAGCTCCATGAGTTCTATCTGAATCCTTCGGAGAAGGAGCAGCAAAAGAAGAGGTTTCTGAGCCGTCTTCAGAAACGGGGGATCAAGGCAAAGCGAACTGGGGATAATGTCGTTGAGTTCAAACCTAAAGGCCAATAGGCCAGAAAGGACCACTCCATGGCAAAGCTCGAGGAGCTAGTCAATGTCTTTGTGATGTCGGGCGCCCACAAGATGTTTGAGGCGCTCAAGACTGGCAAGCGTAGTTCGAAGGAGTTGGTTGGATCGTATCGCGTGTGCAAGACGATTTGCCAAGTCCAGAACATCGCCGGAACCATCAATAAGCTGAATGGGGTCCGCGTTGTGGCCCATGGCAATCCTCTGAATGACGATTGCCTCTGGGAGATGAAGATGACCAGCAGCGCAAGTCCGCTGGTCAAGGCCGCAACGATGGCTGCCCCTGCGGGAGGATGGACATCGGCTCCCGCAGCCCCTACCTTTACTCCTGCTCCAGCAAGCAAGATGGGGGACTACATTCCTGTCCCAGACTTCGCTTGGATGCAGGATGCTTGCGAGATGGGCGGCAACCTTTTCTTCCATGGCCCTACGGGATCGGGGAAGACGGTAACGGCCCAAGCTCTTTCCAAGGCTATCAAGGCAACCTTCATCCGGCAGAACTTTGATGGCGAAACGGTCGTGGACAACATGATCGGCGCAACCATCGTGACCGTGGAGGATGGCGTCAGCATCACGGAGTTCAAAGATGGAGAACTGGCTCGGGCCTGTCGTCTCGCCGCAAAGGGCGAAAGAGTCCTGTATCTCGCAGATGAGGTTCAGGCGGGCAAGCCCGAAGTCCTTTTCAAGTTCCATCGAGTACTCGAGATGAATACTCGAGACAGATCCCGGTCCATCGAGATTGATGGCGAGGAAATCAAGATCCCTGGTGGAATGCTAACCATCGTCGCAACGGGCAACAGCTTCAAGTTGGACGAGTCCGGTTTGTATCAGGGCTCTCAGGCCATGAACGCTGCGTTTCTGAATCGTTGGGAGGGAGGAGTCTACTACATCGACTATGCCCCCAACGAACAAGAGATTCTCATGGCAGCAGGAATTCAGGGCCAGATTGCGAACGTCCTGACGGTGATGGCCTGCGCCATCCGCCAGAAAGCCAAGGATGAAAGCAATCCGGTGATCTGCTCCACACGCCAAATCATCGCCATCGGACAGAAAGCGATGAAATGGGGATGTCGGAAAGCGATTGAGCTCATCTATCTCAACACGCTTCTCTCGGATGAGCGCAAGCTCGTGGATCCGATCATCATCAGTCTCAAGTGGCCCAAGTAGGAGATGCCATGAGATACAACTACAAACCGAAAAAGACGGAGCAGGAAAAGCTGAGATGCTTCTGTACCGGGGAAGGACTCCGGAAAGAGAAGCGTCAATGCCATCTCTGCAAGAGCAAGACGGAGCCGCTCAATGAGCTGGCTGGGCATGTGTACTGTGAACCTTGTCTGAATCAACCGAAAGGATAGGACTTTATGGATCACAACGAAGACGAAATCATCGGTGGCGAGTATGGCAAGCCGGATCGTGGCATCTGCCCGAAATGCGGCGAGTGGGGTTGCGAGGAGCATGCGGGCTCCTATTCAGATCTGAACGAGAATCCAATGGCAGGTCTTTCGGAGCCTCTTCAGGAAAAGCTGAAGGACATCTTCGACAAGATTGACGTGGCTGCCGTCCTCATCACGGAGCGTACCGCAGAGGAGATCAAGAAAGCTCTCGAGGACGGCAAGGACATTGTCATCAATACGGGCGAGGATGACAAGTTCATCAAGGTTGAATTGACGGAGGCAGAGAAAAAGGAACTGCGCGAACACATCGCCAAGATGGAAGGGGAAGAGGCAGCGGAAGAAAATGAGGACTGGGAACTGCCCGTGCCGACGTCTAGGTCAGGATCCAATGGCCCTCAGAAGAAGAAGGTAGGGGTCACGCTTTCTGGCGGAACCATGCTTTATGCCGATAGCGGCATTGACAACGATGTCCCTGGAGAGCCCGCATCAGAAGACTGGCTTGAGAAAATCGGGGATGAGATGGTGAACTCGATGGAATCGGGCATGCCCCGTAGCCTCGAGATCTTCAGGCCGAAGGCTAATGGCGAGCGGGCCATCCCCATCCGTAACAAGGCTCTGGAGATCGTTCCCCGTCTCCGTCGTCAGCTTCAGTTGGCCATGGAGGCTGAAGCCCGCGTCTCTCGCCAGCGTCAGCAGAAATCGGGTCTGGTCGACCGGGGCCAGGTTGCTCGGCTCGTGGCGGCGGGCAAGGATGATATCTTTGCCAAGAAGGCAGACCGCAAGACGATCAAGACGGCCATCACCATCATCCTGGACGATTCATCCTCGATGCGTCAAACCCCCGGTCGTGGAACGTTGGTCACGTATGGCGGGGTCAGCGCAACAGGAGATCCCCTGCTGTTCTCCAAGAATGGGACCGCAGGAGTCCTGGCCTATGCGCTTGGAGAGGTTTGTAACTCTCTAGGGATCCAGTTCGAAGTCCTTTCCTACCAGGGAGGGGCTTACTTCTCTTATAACCATTACGCCATGGTGTATAAGAGCTTCAATGATCCCTGGGTCAGTGTTAGGGACCGGATCGGGAATTATCGCTGCGATGCCGGTACTGATATCCCGCACGATGCAGCAGCCTACGGTGCTCGTCGTCTCCTGGCGCGTCCGGAGGATCGGCGCATGATGTTCTTCCTCACCGATGCCAATGAATGTAACTCGGGTATCGAGGAGATGGGGAAGTTTGCCGATGAGCTCAAGCGGAAGGCCAACATCATCATGATTGGCGTCAGCATCCTGACGGACAAACTCCCGAAGTTCATGGGAGACAAGGCCATCAGCGTCATGAGGCTCGAGGAACTCACGGACGCTGTGTTTGCCAAGATGCTCAAGATCATCAACGCAAAGTAGTCTCTATCTTTTCCCTGCCTGGAGAAGCTTCTGGGTTGCCGGCTCTCCAGGCAGGGAACTTACTAGGATGAAGGGATTGGAGGAACGTGTGACTGGAAAGACAGAGAGAAGGGCAGTCTCAACAAATCTCGTTGGCAGGTACATTCGATTCATGGACACAGGGATTCCAGATATGTCCGCGTTGAAAGATCGGGTCGGGCGACGATTCGAGATCACCGCCATCTGGGTCCATGGCCAATCAGGAGAACTCAGGCTTGCCATTTCCGATATCCTGACCGGGCAGCTGAGTGAAATCTCCGGAGCCGGATCGGACCAGGGACAGGAGTACCGAATTCTGGAGTACAAGTATGCTCACTGAGACAATGGGACAGGATCGTTTCTGCGTCTATGTTCAGAAGCTACTGGGGATTACTCGGAAACCGACGGAGGACGACATGGCAATTGCGAGAGATCTTGCAAAGATAGAGCAGAAGATCTGCGAGCTTTCAAAGGAACAGGACTGGGGCTATTCAGATGTTGACGTTCAATTGGTTCGCGGTCCGCTAGGGAAGCGTTTCATTGACGTGACGCTTCATTGGCCCAGCGAGCGTGATGCGAGAATCAACGGAGGGAGTCTGCATTATCGTTTCAAAGGGGGCATATCCTCGAAACGAATCATGCGAGATGAGTTACATCTGCCAGGGGGTCTTTGACGTTCATGGGAGGATAACTCCTCTGAAGAATGCTACGCCCTGTAGTCATGAGGAGGCAGAGATGATCGTTAAGCTCTTGGATAGAGAGATGGCCTTGGCGGAAATGATTTGGTAACCTGGATTGGAGGATAGAATGCTTAAAGTATTGTTGGACGAAGATGAATGGGAATGGGTTGAGCAGATTCTGATGACTACCAATCTTGATCTCAAGAATGAGCTTTTCAAACTGGTAGCTGATGCCGTTCATAAACGAACGGGACTCGGCTCAGGCCATGCTGTCGGGGCATTGAACTGTGCCATTCAGGGGATGACTTACGAACAGTACTTGTACCAGGCCGGAGAGCCGCCACAGCATCTTCGTAAAGATGTCGGTGGCTGGTATATTCTGTCAGAATGCTGCGGGAAGAAAATCTATGTTGGCGTTCCGGCTTCAATCAGGATGGTCATACCGATTGAAGATGAGGGAGAAAGCATTTCATCGACGGAGTTGGCGCTGATGCATGGCCCATTCTTCGATGAGCATCCAGAGGGAGTCAGCAATGGCCCGCTCTAGACTTCGCTACTCAAAAGAGAAACGGTACGGCATCATGGTTAAGTATCGTGCCATTTCTCCAATTTCTCTTGGATCCTTCGAAAGCAAAGCAATGGCAATTGGCTATGCTGCTTGCGGAGGGAAGTTTGATCGTTTGTTTGTTGTCGATAACGAAAGTGGAAAGATCGTTTGGGAGAAAGCCTATGACAAAAGAAGAAAAAGCAAGTGAAATCACAAAACAGCTTTTTGTCGTTAAAGGGTTGAGCATCGACTACGATGCCCAATCAAAGGTCTTGGTTGCGGCCCAGGATAATCTTCGAAAGATCGGTTCAAAGCTTGATCATGAGAAGACGAGGTATCATAACATGGTCGCAAGATTCTTTTCCATGATCCTGATTGTTCCGACGCTGATCCTTACGCTTGGCGGTTGTACAATGATTCTAGCTTCAACGGCAGACCGGACTCCTAGTGATCTCGAGGCGCGGCATCCGGAGTGGTCTGGCGTCGATTGCGAGCGAATCATGAGGCTTCAGACATGGGCCGGGGAAACCATCGAACAGTTCGAATGTACCCTAGGCCGGGGGATGGATCGGACGGGCTGGCAGCCGGGGATCATCGGCTATGCCGCATCGGGCTTCACGAATCATCGCCACATTGAGCCATCTTCGGTAGCCTACTTCAACGATGGCATTCAGATTAGGCATTATCGGCTCATGTGCTACTCCAATTCTCCTGGAGGGGCATCAGTTACTGCGACCTTCAAGAATGGGCGGTTTGTAGATGCTGTTGGATTCAGGAGTGGCCTATGAAATACTTCTGTATGACGTGTCGAGAGTTCATGTACAAGACTGAAGAGAAACCTGTGGATGGCGTCTCGACGTCGATGTGTCTTGTCTGCGAGAAGAAGTACCGGGAGGAATATGGAATGCCTTCCGTTGAAACTCCTGTTTCCCCTACTACTTGAAAGGAGACTCTGAGATGCCTTCAACAAGCATCGACTGGCCTTAGTGGATTCTGAGTTCGGTCGCTGACTTTGGAAACCGATGCTACGCGCTATCTCTAGGTCTAACGATCTAGCTCTGCCTCTGTTAAGACCATGCATTGTGAAGGATAGCAAACAGATTCCCTGTAGTCAGGAATGTGAGTGACTATTAAGAGTCTGGCCTACTCGGACCTTTGAAAGCGATCTGTTATTTATATTTGAACATATGATTACTAGCACGCTAATTTCTTAAAAGCTACAACGATGAGGACCGTATGATGCGCTAAGATGATTCTTTTAATGCTGTGAAATAATACAGTTGAAGTCGGTGCTGTAGGCTCTGCCAGGGTCCGTGAAGCCTTGGCCTTTATTTTTCTAGGATTGGAGGAATGCATGTCAACCGAAAGGGTCACCACAAATTCTGATGGCACGATCTCCTGTGCCGCTTGCGGCAATGGGCCTTACAAGACAAGGAACATTGCGCTGGCCCATTGGAGGAAGAATCATCGGAAGACGAAGCCTAGACGGAAGATCTCAAAGGAAGGCAAGAGAATCCGGGATCATGTCTTCAATAACATCGCAAAGCAAATGGAGGAGAATCCTCCAAAGTCGTCAGTTGTCCAAGAAGGGGATCGGCTGTCTTCTGAGATCAGGTTCTGCATGAACTGCGGCCACGAAATCCCCGTGGCGGTGGTGATGCGCAAGTGAAGAGACTTAGAGGACAATGGACAACGGCACCGCTCTGGAAACGAGTAGCGCCAGAACGTCGGGACAGCCTCTACAAGAACATCGAGTATTTCGGGATACGAGGCTTCCATGCATCCAAGATAGCATCCCTATGCGGTTGTACGGTTTCTCAGGTCTATCAGGCCTGTGCCAAGCTTCGTCTCCGTCTCCGGGACTATCGGGACGGGAAGGGCGAAGTGGCTATCAAGATCATCACGCTACGTCCTCTCATGGCAAAGCTGATGAGGAGGGCAAAGTAATTGAGGAGGAGAAGTAAGCTGGACAGTACAGGACGTTTCAATCCTATCGTTGAAGAAAGAAAGGAGGGCCTTGCCATCTGTCTACTGGGGATCATCATTGGACTGCTGTTGCTTGCCGTTATCTATTTCAATTTCCCTAAACACTAGGATGGAGAGAAAGCGAATGTCTACGTCAACGAAGGAAGAGAAGAAGAAGTTTGGCAAGAAGGACATGGCGGCCATGCTGTCTGGAAACCTTGCCATGATGAAGGAGTTTGCCAAGAGCAATCCAAAACTTCTTGCAATGATCGACGAGCAAGAGAAGAAGCTCAAGGATGCCATGGGCGAGGACAAGGTTGTTGGTCCGTGCGCGGGCTGTAAGGAGTCCAAGACGGTTCAGTCCAAGAACTACGATTATGAGTATGCCCGGTGGTTCATGTGCCCGCACAAGGATCTCTTCTGCCCGGACTGCCTGAAGGCGAACCATGAAGTTGCCAAGAAGAAGCGGAAGGAAGAGAAGGAGATCAAGAGCAAGAAGAAGTGAACTATGACAAAGGCATTGCTTGTCGTCAAGACGGGAGAGTTATTCCGCCTGACAAGCACTGATATCTTCACGGTCCACAGCGTTAAGGACGGAGTGAGGGTTGATTGCTTCAATGCTCTTCTACGCGAAACGCGCAAGGGGAAACGGACTTACGATAAGACTGTAACGTTTATCTATAGTTCATCTCTGAACCGAATCGTTGATGCTCCTCATGATCGAGTCATTGGTGAGGAGAAACGGAGAGCGCGGGAACTCCTCTGTTGGAAATTCCATCGTGGTCGGTGTAGCCTACCACCTTATGAGGTGCCGCAGTTAGCTCAAGCGAAATCAATTGCTCGGGATCCTGAATGGAAAATCCGGGAGTTGAAAAGACTCTGTAGAATCTCGCTTGACTATCTACAGCATCCTAGCCAGTTTGATCGAACGAAGATTTCTATGCTTCAGTTCGATCTAACAAACGTGTTGGCAATGGTTAAGGATGAGGCTACTAGAGAAGAGGGGCGACTAGATGGAAGCGAGAGAGAGAACGGGGCTAGGGGATCGGGCTGATTATGATCTTCAGCTGGCGATGATGTCCCTGTTAATCAAATCGGTTGCACAGCGTCATGCCTGGAGATCGGTCCTCTATGATTCAGAGGATCTCTGTCAGGAGGCATCTATTATTCTTTGGAGGGTTCTGGAAGAATATCCCTCTGCCAGAGGGATTGACCTGATTCGATTGTTCCGCAAGAGTCTTCGCCGGAGGATCAAGGATATCTTCAGGATGAAGCTCATCAAGGCAGAACGGAGGGTGGCCCGGCTTGAAGCGATGCTTGGGCCAGCTTCCCAAGAGCAGGATGGGCCTGCTTCGTTTGCAGGGAGTCCCTTACTTCCACTCGACTTCTTCCGCGCAAAGCTCTCTGCTCTAACAGGGAGACTGGGACGGGAGCGTTGTAAGCGTCTGGTCGAAGTCTCGAGCCGGATCAATGATCAGTACCTAAAGAAGAAGGAGGATTTATTGAGAGAATACCTATGAGCATCCCGGAAGGCTCCCTTATAAGAGGAGGACGATGACAAACCCTCCTCTACCGACCAAGGCAAAAGCGGAGTTTGAAGGCGATTGCTTTGGCAAGTATTACCTGAAAACGGCACCCGAATGTCAGGTCTGTCTCGTTGCGAGACGCTGTCGGCGTGCTGGAAAACGAAACGCAGTCAAGGAAGAAACAATGGCGACGAAAACGAAAGAGAAGAAGGCTGTGAAGCAGCCCAAGGAAAAGAAAGAGGAGACTGCTGAGAAGGCACGTCCTCTTTCGAAGCGTTATCTCAAGGACAAGGAGAACTGCAGCCTTCGTGTTGGATCTGCTGGCTGGGCCGTTTATTCGGTTCTGCGCGAGGAATGCGGAAAGAAGTTAACGGCCACTGAGCTTGCATCAAAGACGACTGTTTTCTGTAAGCAGGCAAAGAAGGCCGGAACGCACATCAAGTTCAATCCAGATGCAAAGATCCCGATCATGCTCCGGATCTTCACCAAACTCGGCCTCATTGTGTACGCGGGTGAGGGCGAGTACAAGAAAATGATCTAACCCTCTCTCTGTAGTCCTAGGTGCCGTTCCTGAAAGGGACGGCATCTATCAAGGGGGTGCGCCCTGTGAAAGGACTCATAAATTACTCGTCTGCGTTCCGAAACAGATGAGTCTGGTGCACCCTCTTGATAGATCTAGAGTCAATGATGAAATGCCCTCTACTCACCTGTTAAGCCATATGGACATTGCCTTTTCAGTCTTGATTCTAGCGTGTGTGCTTGGCGGTTGGATCTGGGCTGAGGCGGGAGATCATGCAACATGACAATTACGATTACTCCGGATATGCGGGACGCTATTGCCCACGCTGTGCGCGATATGCAGTACCACAAACTTACTTGGCCGAAAGGCTATTGCGAGTTGAAAGCTATTTGGGATAAAATAAGCAGTGGCGAGATACATGTTTCCAGCGAAAAGGCAAAGACGGATCTTCAGATTGACGAATACCGCCGCGTCCTGAAGCTCTTGGATTCGGACCACCATCTGACATGGCGTGGAGAGCGGATCGAGTACCACGTCGGGAAGTGCATCCCCTGTCGCAAGGTGGAAGAACTTCAGGCTAAGTATCCCGAAGAAGCAATGACCGAAAAGCGGAACGATCAACCCTGCATCGCCTGCGGTGGGCTGAAGCACATTAAGGACGCCCTTGGGGATCTGGACTGCCCGGTGTGCTGCAAGAAGCGGAAGTGTGATTGTGATGGCCCGGTCGGCTATCACGCGCCTGGATGCCATTCACAGTAGAGCTATAGAGGGATTGTCGAATGTGCACCTGCGGACACGACATCAAAGGGTGGGCGCTCCAGGGGATCTACAACCGGAACCTATACGCCCGGTTTCCTCGCCGTGGGGTGGAGCTTTATAGCTCCCGGCGCGAAGCCGTCGCCGCCAAGTTGTCCGGAAGCCTCTACACCTACAAGGCCGTGAGGGTTGAGCTTCGCGTTTCCAGCGATTCGTCTAAGGGGGCCAAATGAAGCAGCCCTGCGAAGATCGGATCAATCTTGGTACTGAGCTTGGTGACTCAAGCAGGGTCCACGCCACGTTCAAGAGATTCGTCCAATGCGAGCGCCCGGCGGATCATTCTGGGCGGCATGGCGCAAAAGTGCGCGGTGACAATGGACGCGGCATCGTGACTGACGCAATGGTGTATTGGTCCGTTAGAAAGCGCGAGTCATAGAACAACCAAAAGTAAGTAGACGTTTCCGGCGAAAAGCGAAAGACATAAGAGCTATAGTGCGAAAGTCACTTCTTAGCTAAAGCGAAGGATGAATGACAAAAACTATGAAACGATTCGAACAAGGCGAAGAAGTGATGCTGCTAGGGTCGCTGATGACGAACGCGGCCAGAGCGGACGGATTCAATCCTCACTATCTGCTTGTCGTAAAGGATTGCGGGGTCAGCTTCCAGGGCGAATGGGACGTCATTGCTTTGTGTGAGGACGGCAAGGAGCGAGTTTTTAGTGGGCATGATTTGAAGTCGTGGGCCGATCTTCCAAAAGAGATTCGCCCTTCTTAGCTAAAGCGAAGGACGAATGACCAATAAGGCGAAAGAATGATCATTATCATGGGCGCCGGCATCAGCGGCCTTCTTCTTGCTCAGCGCATGAAAGAGGCAAAACGAAGATATCTTATTCTCGACAAAGGTGGCCCAATGTCGAGCGGGAATGATCAAGGCTTTTTTTACTCGCATGAGGAAAATCCTTTTACAAGGAAAGAATCATTCAAGATTGTATCAGATGCTTGTGAAGGAGGGACGGTTGAAAAGTATGCCGCGAAGGTGTACGGAGATCCAAAGGCAAATCTTGATACAAGCAGCTTTGCACGATTTGGTATTAAGGGCCAGATTGTTACCGGGAACGGCTGGGCGTATTCAAGAGAAATATTAGCAGATGGAGTAGAAGTTATAAAATCAGAAGTCTATCACGTTGACATTGAATCAAAGCTTATCCATGACTCATCAGGCCGATGCTGGAAATATTCAACCCTCCTCTCGACGATTCCCCTACCGATCCTTTCAGCAGTTGCCCACTGCGAAGACACACCAATTGGGCACTTCATCAGCGTTCCTCGATTCTGTTCGAAGCCCATCTATATTCTTAGCAACTCCACAGACTCGGCTGAATACGGAGTCATGTCTGTAAAGTACTGCGCCAGCTCATGCCATCCTTGGTATCGCTCGGTGACTTCAATTCAGCCCGGCTATGTTGGCCAGTACACTGAAGAGCATGCTCAGGAGATAGGGGACGGCCCGGAAAGCTTTGGAAGACGGCAAAAGCTCTACCCCGGTAAGATTTGGATTCATGACGATAAGGACCGGAATGACCTAGAGCGAATGAAGCTCTATCTAAAGCGCCATGGAGTGTTGCTCTATGGCCGTTATGGGGAATGGCGCCCAAAAGGACTAACGAGTCATGTCTGGGCGGAATCGGCATCCCTAGGGAAAGACCTACCGTAGCCTAGGACGGCTATAAGCAGGGAGAGAACGTGGACTTGAGAGAGATTTGGGAACGTCAGGCACAGTTCAATAACAACTTCCATCACCTTGGACACCTCACGCAAGCAGACCGCGAAGCCTTAACAAAAGACTTTGTTCTGTATGTTCAAGATGAGTTGATGGAGCTACTAAAAAATCTAAGCTGGAAAACTCATCGTCGAGAGAACACCAGGATCATTCGAGAAAATGTCAAAGAAGAGATCATAGATATCTTCAAGTATTGGAATGGCATTGCTCTGATCTGGGACATGACCCTTGAGGAGTTCCTTCAGGAATGGGAACGGAAAACAGAAGTGGTTGAGCAGAAGTATATTCAAGAGTTCTCAAATCCATGGGACCCTAGCAAGTATGAAGGATGCGCTGTTGTTGACATCGATGGCGTCCTCGCAGACTACATCAAGGGCATCTTTGGATTCATCAAAGAGAAGACTGGAATAGAAATTCCTCCGCTAACGGGAGGAGAATTCTACGCTCATGTCGGGAAGTACATTGGGCATGAGAGAGCGTATGAGCTGAAGCATATTTTCCGCGAGACAGGCGTTGAGTCTCAGGGGCTTGATGTCATCAAAGGCTCCCTGGAGTACATGAACTATCTAAGACATTACAACTTTTACATTCTTCTGATGACGGCTCGGCCCTACAAGAAGTACCGGCGAATCATGGCCGACACGATTGGATGGCTGAAGCGGTATGGCTTCCCGTACAACGCCATTCTGTTTGACGAGAACAAGGAAGATCGGATCATCAAAGACTACTCCTTTGCAAAGTTTGTCGTTGAGGACACACTTGTAAATGCCATCAAGATTGCTTCGAAAAACATTCATGTCTATCTCCGTGAGACGGAGTACAACCAAGGAAGCACGGAGGGGCTACCGATTACAAGATTCAAGGAGTTCAGAGAAATCATGTGGAACCTAAACTGGTTTACAAATGGAGGAGAAAAATGTTAAGCTTCGCGGTCAAGTTTGATCAGATCTGTCTTGCTTCAAAGAATTCAGTAGACAAGGCTGTCCAGTTCTCGATGAACTTTGGTCTTGATCCAAAGAAAATTGTTGTTGACCTTGACCACAGTGCAAAGGGTCACTATCAGGGGAAGCCCGCAGAATGGAATCTGAAGCTTGCCTACTGTTACGTGAACGGGATGGAAGTTGAGTTCCTTCAGTACGTCAGCGGAGATTCCTTCCATCATCAACTCGAGGAAGGGGAGATCAGCCATCTTGGAACGCATGTGCAATCGTGCAAGGAATTCCTTGAACTGAATCCTTATATGGCCAACATGAAGCTGCTCGAGGGAGAGCTTTGGAAGGGCGAGCGGGGTTGGAAGTATATCTATTTTGACACCAAGGTTATTTATGGGTATCGGCTTAAAATCATTGAGAGGATGAAGCGGTGAGGAAGAATGCGATTGTTGTAGGCTGTCGCAAGGGATCTATTGGCTGGCACACGCGAGATCTGTTGATCTCGCTGGGCTGGCATGTCGAGTGGTTCGACAGGGAGCAAGTTGCAAATCGGCACCATGTCGATGTCACTCAGTATTACTCCGTCATGGAAATGATGTTGAAGCGTACAGGGGACTATGATGCCCTAATCTACACGGCGGGCATCAATATCCCGAAGACCATCGACTACAATTCAGATTCCGAGACAGGCTCGATCTATGAAGCTTGGAACGATACGATGAATGTCAATGCCAAAGGGGCGCTGACGTGCATTGATAAGTTCACAAGGGTCTGTAACAAGAAGCGGTCCATTGTCGTGTTGGTCGGCTCCAATACAACGAGCGTCCCGAGATCAGGATCGTTTGTCTACGGGGCTTCAAAGATGGCGTTGTCTGGACTGACGAAGCATCTTGCTCGGGATCTCGCTTCCAAGAGAATCGCGGTAGTTCAGGTAGACTTCGGCATCGTGAGAGGGACTCCAATGACGGGTCAGAGTCAGGTCCAGTTCAAGAAGACGTATAAGGAACTGGCCTACCGACAGAAATGGCCCGAAGCATTCACCGCAGAGCAGGCGGCAGAATGGATTTCATTCATTGCGGATAAGGGGCACTTTGCGACGGGGAACTGTCTGAAGATTGACGGAGCTGAAGCATGAAGAGGAACTTTGTTGCAGGCGCAAATCAGCATACCAAAAATATTGGCTGGCAGATTGCTAATTCAATTGATGGCAGCATCCTTCGAAAAGGAAATGAATACTTCCCGGAGTATGTGGGAAAGACTGGCAACGTTTCATTGACTTGCTCAATTGGAGGACTTGACATAGCGGCTTTTCAAGACAAGACTTCAACAGAGATCGAAAAGGAGATTGCTCAAAATCTCACCGTTCCATTGAAGCTTATTTCAAGTTTCATTTCCGCCTATCCTACCTTAAATAAGCGGATCATCCTGATAAGCTCGATGGCTCACCGGAAGGCTTTGAATGGACATTCAGTCTATGGGGCAGCGAAGGCAGGGATTGTTTCCTTTGTTAGGCATCTTGCTTATGAAGAGGCAAAATTAAGAGACTGTTTCTTGAAGATCTGGTGTATTGCTCCAGGGACGGTCGCTTACACACCGATGCTTGAGAAGACAGTGAGGACAACAGGAATCATGAAGAGAATGTCTCAAGAGGAAATTGTTGATGGAATCGCAAAAAGCTTTCCATCAGGTAAAATGGTTTCAGTTGAGTCCATCATTGGCGTCGTGAAATTCTGTCTTTCAGGTCAGGCTGATCAGATGTCTGGCCATTGTTTTGAAATCGAGAACAATCAACGATGATTACAATTAAAGAACGCCGAAGACTTGCGAAAGTAATGGCCAAGAAAATTCTTCGTATCATCGAGGAAAAATCTCATGACTACGGGAACGATGGATGGCAGGATCTTGGCTTGAAGGGAAACTTTGCAGACGTACACAAAAAGTATGTCCGCTTGAAGGAGCTTGTCTGGAAAGGCGTCAAGCCAAGAGTCAAAGAAAGTGTTGAAGAAACCTACCTTGATCTGACGGGCTACGGATTGCTCGGAATGATTTTGATTGAATCGGAGAAGAGCAATGTACAGAAGCGGGCCGCGTCTCGGGAAGACGGTAAGGGATTGCGTCGTGCTCATCAGCACTTACCGGCGCTTAGAAAACGGAATTCTTGAGCGCTGTCTCAGGAACTATATCCGTAACAATGGTTACGGGGATCGGTTCAACGTTCATATCTGTGATGACGGAACAAATGGCGTTTTCAGTAAGTACACATTCCAAATGATGAACTCAATTTGTTTTGATGCTGGGGTTAAAGATTTTAGACTTCATGTCTCTAGGCAGAATCAAGGAGTTGGGGCAACTAGGTCAATGCTAATCAAAGAGGCAATGAAATATTGCCACAAAGATGATCTTTTGTTCTGTCTTGATGACGACGTCTACCTGCAGAAGAATGCCATTAAGAATATGGTTAAGGCTCTTGACAGGGAGCCTTCCTGTGGCATCATGGGAGTCATCGGGAGTCTTCGTAATTTCTGCCATCATAAGACGAAGGATGGTAAGACTGTAAGCTATGGCCAGCTGAGGAAACCTGTTGAATGTGGAGTCTTTGGGGTCGCTTACGGAATCAGGGCTGTTCTCCCGATGAGGGACAATGTCAACTTCAGTAGGGAGATGAGGGCCAGGGCAGATGCAAAGCTTGAAGTTGAAGCTTGCCTTGCTGGCTGGAAATGTATGGTCAATCCTCTTTCGGATGCAACGCATGTTCGTTCGATCAAGAATCATGTCGGGGCAGGAAGTGGGAATGGCGGTCTGTCAGAGCTAACTCAAAAACGTTGGCTTGAGTATGGGAAGTTGATTGTTGACAGGTATCCCGAAGTCTGTAGCATGGACAAGTTGAATCGACTTCATTACCTTAGGAAGATAAAGAAGATGCGCGAGACTGGGGAGATTGTTCTGAAGGATATCAGGAGGATCAAATGAGTTTTAGTAGAAAGGAGAGAAAATATGCAAATGCTTAAACCTCGAGCAACGCTTGTAAATTTTACTCCAAAGATTTTAGAGACTATCTACTGGGCTCAGCGAGTCCAGAAAGAGCCTGTCGCAGATGATCTTGACCAGATCACTCGAGAAGTTTCTAGAGAGACTCTTAAAGAAACATTTCGAGGTGTCTTGAAAGACCGCCTATCGCCTTTCCTTGAGTACATTGGAATGGTCTGGAAGGCTGAAAATGTAAGTCGCGCTCTTCAGCAACAGTGGACAAGGAGTAGAATTGGATGGGCATTTTCAATTCAGAGTCTCCGAGTTGTTCCGCTTGAGAGTTTTGCAGATAAAGGATTCTACCACTGTCCAGCTTCTGTTAAGGATAAAGCTGCATACCATAGTGCGATGGAGGTTATCCAAGAGGCTTACAATTCAATGCTTGGCTCTGGAGAGACTGTTCAGGATGCAAGGGGGATTCTTCCTCTTAATGTCTATAGCACAATTACAGCATCGTGTAACTTGAAATCGTTCATTGATCTAATAAACAAACGAATGTGTCTGAAGACTCAGGGAGAATTCCAATATCTTTGTCAACTGATGCAAAGAGAAGTTGAGCTGAAGCTAGATAAGGTCATTGCAGATGCAATCGGAGAGCCTTGTCGCTTTGGGCCTTGTATCCTGATCCCTGAGAACGAACAGCAGCTCAAGGAGGCAAAGTATGAAGGGAAGAGCAATACTGATCATTGCTGCCCACTTTATGTCAAGTTAGGACTTTCTGAAAAGCATCCAGAATGGAAACGGGTCCAGCAGTGGAAAGAGTCTGTACATTCTCGTGGACAGAAAACGGAAGATGAGGTGATGAAGTGAAGAAAGATGAAAAGATTGGAGATTAGGATGATCCATTGTCCGAAGTGTGGCAGGAAACTTGAGCCTAATAAGGGCTCAATGGAGAAGCATGAACTATATGACCAGACCAAGGATTCTGGATATGAACTAATGGTGGCTATTGTCTGTCCTGAAAGTCCAGATCGAGAGTACAGCATTATTGTTGATGAAAAGATTGGAGGTTAGGGATGGCTGCGCCAGGAGTCAATTGTCCGAAATGTCTTAGTTCGAAGCTTAATGTACAAGAGAAAGATGGCTTCAAACACTTTACCTGTCACAATCTGGACTGTTTCCATTCCTGGATAATCGGCCCTGATGGCAAGCAGCCCCCTCTTGAGGGGATTTGTCAAAATCCTGCTGACGTTCAGGCAGGGATTGCGATGAGGGCAGAACTTGAGTTGAAAAAAAGTATTCCGATTAGTAAGATTGAAAGAAAGGAGCTTGAGATGGCCAAAGAGTTTACTTGTCCGACTTGTCCCGAGAATTCAAACTGGAAGCACCGGCCCCACAAGAGCCATATGGCAGACCGGAAGACTGTAAGAAGAGGGAATGGAAGGAAGGCTGTTGCTGCAACAATGACGATCAACAGAGCGGTCTCAAGTGATGCTTCCAATGGCGAAGAACATATCAGTGATGCAATTTTCAAGATTACGCAAGCGAGACAGTTCAGGCTTGAAGAGCTTGCCAAAGAGGACGCGTTGATTGTACGATACGATGCCGCAATTAAGGCTCTTCAAGGTGGAAATTTGTAGTCGCTTCAGTCTCATCTGACCTTCCAGAAGACTATATGGAAGTTGTTCGAGCAAATGCGAGACTGAAGCTTTATGCAATCAAGATGGGCTGGAAGTATCCTGGCGGCGATGAACTGATTAGGCTGTACCCACTAAAGGATCTCTGATGGCAACCATGGCATTTGAATTACTGTTCTGGTTCAAGCTAAAGTTCGGATCTGTTCTTCAGTGTTGGAAAGCGGAGTGCAAGAAGAAAATCCAGACCGGAGATAAAGCTTACGTCTTCAGGAAAAATGGAAGCGGGCTCCGGTCTGGATTCATCTGGTGCGAAGAATGTACTACAAAGGCAATTGGCCCCATCACAAATAGGAAACTTGAATGACGCTGAAGAACAAAGATTTCTGTAATTTGCACGTCCACGATGAGTTCAGTCTCCTGGATGGGGCCGTCAAGACAAAGGAGCTTGTTAAGGGCGCAATTGAAAAGGGGCATCGGTATATTGCGAGTACAAATCATGGGAGCATGGACGGAATCGTCAAGTTCAATAATGCTTGCTATGACAAGGAGAAAAAGGAATACAAGATCAAGCCAATCTTTGGAGTTGAACTTTACATGCTGGAGCACTGGGATAAGAAGGATGATTTCAATTTAAAGCAAAAAAATCTTCACCTCATTGCTCATGCCAAGAATGAGCGCGGCCTGAAGAAGCTGCTAGTTGGTCTAGGATATGCAAACATTAATGGCATTTCCAAGAAAGGCTGGTCCTCGAGAGCCTTCCTGCCAATGGAATATCCCTTAGAGCACGACTGGGCCGGAGATGTCATCATTCAGACGGGATGTGCCTCGAGTCCCTTCTGGAATGCGGAGAACGGGATTGATCTCCTTGGAAAATATTACGAAGCCTTCAAGCAAGATCTTTATGCCGAGATCATGCCGCTGCACGATCTTGACCATCAGACGAATATCAACGCTCAAGCTCTTGTTGCGGCTGAGGAGCTTGGCATCAAGCTGATTGCAACAAATGACATTCATTTCTTGTGCGAGAAAGACCACAAAGTCCACGATGTCATTCTTGGAATTGGTCAGCGAGGAATGACCTGGAACAATCCGAAGCGTTGGAAATTTGATACACATCTGAACTACATGCGGGATGCTCAGGAGATGTATGAGTCTCTGAAGCTAATGGGGATTGATCGGGAAGTGGCCAGAGAATCAATCCTAAACACGATGGAGATCGGGGAGAAGTGTCAGTTCAAGCTGAACAAAATTCCAGTTGAACTCCCTCGAGTCCTCGAAAAAGGAATTGACGAAACGGTTTACTTGATCGAGAAGTGCCAGCAGGAACTTGAAAAAAGAGGATTGACGTCAAGAAAGTATCGAGAGAGGGCAGCGTATGAACTCGAAGCGATGGTCAATGGTGGCTTTGTACGTTATATGCTTCTTGTTGCTGATGTTATCAACTGGGCTAAATCTAACGACATCCTTGTGGGACACGGTCGCGGGTCTGTTGGTGGCAGCCTTGTGTCTTATCTTTTGCATATTACTGAGGTTGATCCCATCGAGCACAATCTCATCTTCGAACGATTCATCTCTGAAGGGCGAGTAGACCTGCCCGACATTGACATTGACTTTGAAGATCGCAAGCGGCATCTCATTGAGAAATACCTTAAAGAGAAGTACGGAGAATGGAACGTTGCTCATGTCTCAACCTTTGGAATGATGCGCGGGAAGCAAGCTGTCCGGGACGTCTCGAGGCTCTTTGAGGTTCCAAGGCAAGAAGCAGATGCGATGTCAAAATGCATTCTGATCCGGCCTGAGATGGATGCTCGAGCCTCTTTCAGCATCATGGATACGGTCGAGATCTTTGAAGAGGCAAAACGCTTCTATAAGAAGTATCCTCATGTCATTAAGTACGCTTCGAAAATTGAAGGACAGATCAAGACCTGTGGCATTCATGCAGCAGGATTTGTCGTTAGCAAAAATGACCTGAGGTACTCTGGGAACTGCCATCTTGTGAACCGAAGGGGGACACTCACCGTCAACTGGGATAAGGAAGACCTTGAACAGATGGGGCTGATGAAGCTTGACGTGCTTGGCCTGTCAACACTCTCGGTCCTCAGTGAGGCCAAGCGGCTGATCCGAGAGAAGCATGGCAGAGACATTGACTACTATAAGATTGATCTTCATAAGGAAGAAGTCTACAAGGAGATCGCAGCCGGGAACACGGTGTGCGGCTTTCAGATTGGCTCTAAGGGCCTACAGAAATACTGTAAGGACTTGAATGTATCTGACTTTGAAACGCTCGCAGATGCTTCTGCCCTATGGCGACCGGGATGCTTGAAGGCCGGGATCACTCAGGAGTACCAGGAGATCAAGCTGGGTCGAAAGAAGGTCAAGTATTACAATGACATTCATCGAGGGATTACCGAATCAACCTGTGGCCAGATCATCTATCAGGAACAGATTATGTTCCTCCTATTCAACATGGCCGGAATCCCTTGGAAGACGACGGATCAAGTCAGGAAGGTGATCTCAAAGTCTGAAGGAACGGACAAGTGGCGCGAGTACAAAAAGATGTACGCAAAGGGATGTGTCAAGAAGGGAACGATGAAGTATGACGAGGCAGAGGAATTCTTTGAGAATCTAAAGTTTTTCGGAGTGTATGCGTTCAACAGGAGTCACGCAGTTGAATATGCAATCCTAAGTTACCTCACCATCTGGCTGAAGATCAAGTATCCGCTTGAGTTTTTCACGGCATTCTTAAATTATGGATCTGTCGATGGAGATGATGCTGCGTCTGCCGAAGGAAAGATTGACATTGCGCTTAAAGAAGCTAAACGAATGGGCATCAAAGCTGTACCGCCGGATATCAACCGTAGCGGAGACGGCTGGACTGTCTCCGAGTGAGCACGACTACTTTCAGTATCGGTCAAAGTACATAAGGACGGCCTACAGATGGACTCACAATGAGTCTATTGCGACGGAGATAACTGATGAGGCAATTTCAAGGGCGTTCCATTACCACAACCAATTCAAACCAAGAAATCCTAGGACTTGGGCGTATTCAATCCTCTTAAATGTCTTTCGACATCATTATAGAGATACAAAGCGGAATACTTCAAGCCAGCGAGATGTCTTTAAGCGGCTTGAGTCTTTGGCAAACGGGAGAGAAGGGCTTGAACAAATCATTTATGATGAGTTCAAAGATAAATTTGCTGAAGTTCTTGAAACGCTAACGTATGGCCAGAGAATGGCCTTCGTTCAACACTATATGTTTGGGAAGCCTTACGAAGAGATTGCTGCACTGTACGGTGGGACTGCCAATAGGATCAGGGCGCTTGCTTACCGGGCAAGAGGAACGATAAGGGAAAAGATGTTTGGGAACAGCAGGGCAACTGCTGATGTTCTAAAGTGAGGATCCATTGAAATTAAGAGCTGGTCTGTCTCAGGTCAAGATGTGCGGCGAAACTGCTCAACGAGCAATCCTTGAAGCTCGAGAAAAATGCGGCGGCGAGTTCAAGAGCCTAGAGCAGTTCATTGAGCGAGTAGATCGGCGCAAAGTCAATGTCCGAGTTGTCCGGATGCTGATCAACAGTGGTTGCTTTGACCTGCTGCTTGGAGAAGTCAATACAAAGCTCTGGAAGATGCATTTTGATGAACTGTATCCTCTTCTCGGAACAAAGAAGATCCTTGAGATCATTAAGGAAAAAGAAAAGAACATCGAGCAAGACTGGGAGATGAAGCTGGACGATGTTCTAACGGATCAGCAGGAATCTCTAAACTTCAAGATCAGCAGCGACATCTTCGGAGAATACCGTAGACTTTGTAAGCTGATCATGAATGCCATCCCGATCCAAAAGATCAAAGACATTGACCATAGCTGTAAAGATATGGAGCTGCGGAACATTGTCGCTCAGGCAACATCCGTGAAGTTTGGTTATAAGGAACGGGCAAAACAAGCCGGAACCGGGAAGGCCGGGACTGCAGATGCCCTAGGGGGCATCTATGGCAACTTGGACGATGGTTCCACCTTCACGATGGGAATCTATAAGCCTGATCTTTACAAACGGAAGAAAGAGACGATTGAAAATATCAAAGGCGAAGTTGCTATCTTCAAGGTGAACGTTCCGTTTGCACGTAAACAAAATGTCATGATCGAGGACTTTCAGCTGATGTCCAAGATCGCAGCGGGCAAGCCGGGGAAAATCAAGATACCAATTGTTGGAGGCTTGGATCTGGATGGCTTCAATGAAGCGAAGTGGAAGAAAAAAGTACAAGCTTGTACCTTGTGCCCGTTGCACCAAGGCTGTAAGGCTCCAGTTCCTCCAAGTATCGGGAAGATCAATGTCATGGTGCTTGGTGAAGCACCTGGAGAGCAAGAGGACTTGGAGGGTAGAGGATTTGTGGGGAAGTCAGGTAAGCTACTCTTTCAAGAGCTTGAGCGAGTTGGCATCAGTCGAAGTGACGTTATTGTCGCAAATTCCGTCTCTTGCCGTCCTCCAAATAATAAATTGCCTAACATCACCTATGTCTCCAAGTGCCCGTGGGCAACTGAGGCCATAAGAAGATTCAAACCGAAATTCATCTTAGCATCCGGGAATACCGCCTTATATTACTTTAGGAAGGTCAATAAGGGCATCACGGAGTGGAGCGGGAAGACAGAGTGGAATAACCGGGCGGAAGCCTGGGTGACGTACTGTATCCACCCTGCCAGCGTCCTCTACGAGCGAAACGCAAATCTCCCAATCCTCCGAAAAGCACTGAAAAACTTCTCTGAGACGATTCAGAATTTCCTGTGACAATCTACTTTCGTCAATGGCCAAGAACAGTTCACTGCGAATGTCTTTGTGTTCGTCAGTGCCATCTAACCAGGAAGGAAGACCGGAAAAAGTATCTTGGGCATTGTAGGAATTGTAGGAACTGTCACGAGTTCAAACGGGCATTTGGGTACGTTAAGAATCTAACTCTGAGGAAGATCAGCAATGGCTAAAATCAAGATCGAGATTGATGAGAAACGGAAATTTACGCTTGATTTTGATGACCTGAAAATCGACGAAGCAAATCTTGATCAGCTTCTTTGTGATCAGCCGGGGTCTTATGGGCGGTATGCCAGGATTGCAGGCATGGCAAAGGCCAAGGTTGAGCGCATTGAGTACCAGCTCGAGGAGCTGGAGGCCAACCTTGATTCTGCCATTCGGGATGCCAAGAAAAAGAAGGAGCCCGAAGAGAAGATGACTGAAGGCAGGATTAAACAGATGATCATTTCCAATACAACTAGGCTGGCAATGGTCAATCAGCTCATGGATGCAAAGGAGCAGTACGAGATTGCTGCTGCAGCGCGAGATGCATCTGCTCAGAAGAAGGACTGTCTCATTTCAATTGGCGCAAATAGGAGGGCTCAGTATGACACTGAATTGAGTATCCGCAAGGGAAAGAAGTAACTGAACGGATCTTGTTTTCGGAGGAATCATGGGTAGCGTCAATCTAAAGAAGATGAAGCGGCGGATGCAGGATGTCCAGAAGAAGAAGGACAGCCGTGGCCGCAACTGGTGGAAGCCTGAACACGAAAAGAATCGTATCCGGATTCTTCCTCCGAAGGGGGATCAGGATTCGTTCTGCAAAGAGGCTTCCTACCACTACAACATCGGGGACAGCTCCATTGCTTGCCCAAAGGATGTTGGTAAGGAATGTCCCGCTTGCGACATGGTCAACACCCTGTTCAAGTCAAAGGATCCGGGCGACATCGAGCTGGCCAAGAAGTTCAAGGCAAGGAAGCGTTATTTCTACAACATCCTTGACCGGAAGGCCGGGGACAACGTCCCGATGGTGTTTGCTTCAGGCCCTCAGATCTATGAACAGATCCTGTCGTACTTTGCGGACGATGAGTGGGGCGACATATCAGATCCCCAGAAGGGCTACGACATCATCATCGAGAAGACTGGGGAAGGAATTGATACCAAGTATGCAGTACGGACGGCGAAAGAGTCGAGTCAGGTTTTGAAAGTGGAGAGAATCATGAAAAAGGCGAGTGATCTTGACGAGCTTGTGGAGTACCCGGAGCCTGAGGACATCATCGAGATGATCGAGGGCGGTGCCTCAGACTCCGGTGATGACGACGATGATGAGGAGGACGATGACGAGGACGAAGGAGAGAGCAAAAAGAAGAAAAAGTCCAAGAAAGACAAGTCCAAGAAATCCAAGAAGGAGGATGATGATGAAGACGAGGACGACGATGAAGACGAAGAAGATGATGAGGATGATGAGGAAGACGATGACAAGGATGACGACGATGATGAGTCTTCTTCAAAGAGCAAAAAGTCAAAGAAGTCCAAGAAATCCAAGTCCAAAGATGACGATGAGGATGAGGACGACGATGACGATGATGAAAAAGACGACGATGATGATGACGACGATGATGACGATGATGACGGAGATGATGACAAGGAAGACGACGAAGACGAAGACAGCGTAAAGAAGAAGAAGTCCAAGAAGGACAAATCCAAGAAGTCCAAGTCAAAGGACGATGAGGACGACGAGGATGAAGACGACGATGAGGATGACGACGAGGATGACGAGGACGACAAAAAGTCCAAGAAGTCCAAGAAGAAGTCCAAGAAGGACGATGATGACGACGAGGAGGAGGAGGAAGAAGACGACGACGATGATGAGGATGAGGACGACGAAGACGAAAAGAAGTCCAAGAAGAAGTCCAAGTCCAAGGATGACGACGATGATGAGGACGACGAAGACGAAGAGGATGACGATGATGAGGACGACAAGAAGTCCTCGAAGGGCGATGTCAAAAATGCCCTTGATCGTCTCCGGAAGATGAAAGGCAAGAAGAAGTAGAACTGAAAACCATCCTCCAATCAAGTACCGGGGGCAAGTGGTGTTGCCCCCGGTACTCCTTGGGTGATGAAAATGAAAAGAAAGAAAAAGAAACGCTTTCCAAGGCTGGCCGGGGTTGAGAGCAAGCTGAGCGATAAGATCCGGAAAATCATCGGGTCACTTGGACAACCTCCTTCCATCAAATGGGTTCGAACTGGGATTCATGCGTTGGACTTGATGTTTGGCGGCGGAATCCCTTTGGGGCGCATCATTGAAGTCTTCGGAGATGAGTCTACGGGGAAGTCCCTTCTGGCGTGGACCATTGCGAAGGCTTGGCAGGAGCAAGGCGGGGTTGTTGTCGTCTTCGACACGGAGGCGACTGCTCCAAGGAAATTCATGCGCAGGGTAGGCGTGAATATTGAGGAACTGATCTACCGTCGTCCCGATACCATCGAGGAGCTTGAAAAAGAGCTGCTCTTGCTTTTGAATGTCCTTACAAAGGCAGACAAGGAAGCGAAGATCTTGTTCATTCATGATTCAATTGCTGCCACGTGCTCAGCGGGGGAATGGGAGTATGACAAGAAAGCAAAAATGCTCGTTCCGAAGGAAGCAGAAATGGCCGCACGTGCCAGGGCAATGTCCCGACTCATGCGACATTGTGCAGCAGTTATCTCAAAGTATAACGCAGTCTATATTGGAGTCAATCAAGTCCGTGACAAAATCGGGGTTATGTTTGGCGAGAAGACAACAACCCCAGGTGGGCGTGCAATCAAGTTTCATGCCAGTCTACGTCTTCAACTCAACCGTGGCGGGAGAATTGATGTTGAAGGCCAGCGTCCAATTGGTGTTATCTGCAATGCCTTCGTCAAGAAGAACAAATGCGCGGAGCCGTTCAGGAAAGCGCCACTGAGAATCATTTGGAAAAGAGGATTTGACGAGTGGGCAGGGCTGGCCGAAGTCCTTGAAGAGTCTGGACGGATCGTATCGGGCGGCAAGCCAGGATTTCTAAAGATCGGGAAGATAAGATTCCGTCGAAAGAACTTGAAGATCATTGTTGACAAGCGTCCGGAGTTGCTGGAGGACCTGCTGTGAGTATCTCAGAAGAGGACAGGCTTGAAAATCATCCTCATGTTCAGTCCATCACCAATTATTTCAAGAAGCAAGACCTGAGTCCTGAAAGGGCGCTTCAGATCCTAGCAACGCTGTCTGGAGTCCTAATCTCGAATCCAATGAAGATTGTAAATGGGAAGCCTGTTCTGGACTCAAAGAACATCCGAAAGATCAGCGAACAATCCAAAAAATACGGCGAGATGGTTTCGGAGATTGTTAGAGAAGTTGTACAGATTAATAACTCTGATGGGTCATTTAACTTCGATTTGAACTAATGCCCAAATTTAAGATTTTTAGCGACATCCACGTTCATCCGTGGACTGCCTTTGCAAAGATCACAAAGAGTGGGCTCAATAGCCGTCTCGCTGAGATCGTTGGCGTCTTAAAGAAAATCATCGAAGCTGCTCACGAAGAAAGCTGCGATGCGATCTTGTTCAGTGGGGATCTCTTCCATGTCCCAAAGACAGACGCCGTGACGATGGACTTGGTCGCCAGAGCCCTCCGTAGATCAGAGATCCCGATTGTCATGATTCCCGGTAACCACGATGAAGCGGAGAAAATGGCGCACTACCACACGATGAGGAGTCTCCATGGCCTCGCTAAGTGTATTGTCCTTGATGATCGTGAAGGTCGGTCAGTTGAAATCTCAGGGACGAAAATTGGAGGCATTCCTTTTACAAGTAGTAATCGTGATTTTTATCGTTGTCTTGCTCGGCTACAAGATTCTGATCTGGTACTTGCTCATACGGGTTTTGCTGGCGCAACTGCCGGGTTCGATTACATAGCAGACCAAAAGCATTTCGTTCAGCCTCATAGGATGAAGCTTGAGGATACAAGGATAAAGCTTGTCATTGCTGGCCACTTCCATCAACCTCAAATGATGAGTCCAGAGAACGGCTATGATTCAAGAAAAATCGTTGATGAAGAGAGCGTCCGAAAGTTCAAGGAGGGCTCTATACTGGTTCCTGGCGCTCCTGTCCAACATAATTATGGGGACATCGGAAGTCTTAGAGGCTCTTGGACTCTGGATCTGGAAAGAAAAAGCCTCAAGTTTATTCCAAGCCATTGCCCTAATTTTGTTAGGCTTCAATTCAGGCCCAAAGAGCTGGGAACTTTTGAAAGGCTCTCCTCCGGAAATTACGTTGCCTGCAAGGTTTCTCAGGAGGGCGATTTTCAAGCTGCTTGCGAAGTCCTTCGAGAAAAGGCTAAGGGATTTACGGTGACTGTTGAGAAGGATGTTGAGGCTGAGAACAAAGGGCGGCCAAGGATCAGATTAGGAATGTCCAGTAAAAAGGTTTTGAAGAAGTACATCAAGAAGACAATCCCTCCAAATCATTCCGTCGCTGGGCTGTTGAAGACGGGCATGAAGTTGTTACGAGAGGCAGAGTCCAGTGACTAAAGAAGAATTAATTGCTGAAGAACTGGAAGGTTGTGAGTGTCCCTGTCATGGAATGGTTCTTAGTCTTGAACACGTCTGCACAGTCTGTAAGGAACTCCACATTGAATTTCTTAGGCAAAGATGTCTTGACACCGCTATCCTGTACAAAGAACTTAACAAAGAATTTGTCCACACCAACGTTGCTGCCGGCGAGTTGAAGGCTGCCATCAAAGAGATTCTTGAGGAGTTCAAGAAGGATCTCCACGTGCATTCGGCTCCTGGCGAAGAGTGCAAGCTCTGTAAATTTGTTGAGAAGCTTCTCGAGATCACGAAGCAGAACAAGATTGGTGACCGGATTATTCGGCTCCTAAAAGACCGTCACCAACTGGTTCAGCTCATTAGCCAGATCAAGATGACAGAGGAGCTGACATGCCCGAGATGTGACGAGAATCAACCCTTAAAAGACTGCGCCTGTCAAGAAATTGAAGAAGCTCGTCTTGATGCAAGAGAAACCCTAGACAACTTCTATGAATTGGTTACGAAAGATGACGAAGCCAAATGACTGCGGACATCAGTGGCACCAGAATGAATCTATTAAACGTGGAAGAAGTTGTGATGTGTCGCTGCATTGTTACATTTGCGATACCACCATCGCTTCAGGCGATATCGAAAAGCTTGCAAGATATGGAGTCATCAAGCCGAGAATCGTTTACAGAGTCCTCCGTTATCCAAGAACAACTGAAAATCTACTTCGAAAGTTCATCCGAATTGCTTCTAAGCGGCCTTCAAAAACAAAGCGAATGTACCGCAAGTGGAAAGCTGTTCGAGGGAAAGGGTCCCTCAAACGATTTCTTAGGGCAGTTGGATCAGTATAGAGAAATGATTCTTGCTGCGTTTAACATAAGATGAAATTCACTAGCCTCTACATCAAGAACTTCATGAGCATCGGAGAGATGAAAATCTCTCTGAAGGATCGAGGAATCATTCTGGTCACAGGTCGGAATGCTGACAAGCCTTCTGCAAATAGCAATGGTTCGGGGAAATCAGCCATCTGGGATGCACTGATCTGGTGTTTGTACGGGCGCATCCTTCGGGATGATGTTGAATCTGATGGAGTCATCCGGGAGGATGTAAAATCAGAAGGCTGTACCGTAAAGCTGAAGATGGAGAGAGGGGACAATGAGACTTGGACACTTCTTAGATCTCGTGGAGTTAGGTCTAGCCCTAGCGTTGACCTTAGCGTTGATGGGAGAAATGTATCTGCCAGTACAGCAACCACGACCCAGGAAAAGATTGATGCGCTCGTTGGCTGTGATTTCACTACTTTTGCTAGTAGCGTACTGTTTGGGCAAGATACTCTAAGGTTTGCTCAGCTTACCGATAAAGAGAAGAAGTCTGTTCTTGAGCGTCTCCTTGATCTTGAGATCTATGAAAAAGCTTATAAGCTAACCTGCCAGAAGATCTCTGCTCAGAAGATCAGTCTAGACTTGCACAAGGCAACCTGGCATCATTCTCTTGAGAAAATAAAGGAACTCCGTCAGCGATGGAATGAACTTAGGGAGCGTGAACAGTCAGAGATCAAAGAGATCCTTGAGGTGAAGCGGAAGACGAAGAAAGGCATCAAGATAAAAAAGAAGGAGCTTAGAAAGCTCAAGGCCGAGTTGGAAATCGAAGAAGCCAAGGAGAGAGAGTATGGGGCACTCCAAGACCGGAAGAAAGAGGCTCAAGCAGAAGCGGCAAGGGCAAAAGATCTCTTCGAAGACTACCAGACTGAAATATCAGAACTTGGACAAGAGGCGGATAAGATATCTTCTGGAGGGCACGCTGAATGTCCTACCTGTGGTCAGAGAGTATCTGGATCAAGCAAGGGGCGCACACTTAAAGTTATCCGTAGAAAGTCAAAGAGCCTTCGAATTGAGGCTCGTCGCGCTGAGCGTCGCTATCGGAAGTCTCGATCGCTTGCAAAGTCTCTTGATGCTCATCTCTCAGAATCTTTTGACTCGGTTGAACTTGGGAGACTTCGTGCAGAAGTCAGTAGAACTATCGAACGAATTGGCTCAATGCGTTCAACCATTGAGCACTCTTCTAGAGTCGTTCCCATCAGCACTTCGGCTATCAAAGAAGTTCAGGATCAAATTAAAAAGACTCAGCGAGAGATTCAAGAACAGGACGAAGATATCAAGAAAGGGAAGTACCTTCTTGAGAAAAGGAAATACTGGCAGAATGCGTTCTCACCAGCCGGAATCCGATCCTATCTATTAGATGGCATTGTTCCATTCCTGAACGAGCGGGCCAATTACTATTCCGAGATCATCACAGATGGATCAATCCATATTGGATTCAACACGGTCACGAAACTCAAGAGTGGTGAGTATAAAGAGAAGTTTTCAATCACGGCAAATAATCAGGATGGCTCGAAAATTTACGGCGCGAACAGTGCCGGGGAGCGTCAGCGAATTGATCTCTGCGTTGCTCTTGCTTTGAAAGACTTGGCTCGGAGTCGGAGCAAGGGGAAAATTAACTTGATGGTCTTCGACGAAGCCTTTGAGCGCTTGGATGCTGCTGGATGCGAAAGGATTATCACTCTCCTGAACAAGGAGAAAGAACAGCTTGGATCTTGCTTTGTAATAACCCACAACGATTCTCTTCGTCAGTTCTTTACGGAACGGATGGAGATCGTCAAAGAGAATCGGATTTCTAGGCTTGAGGGGTGAGAGATGGAAGGCAATCTTTATGACCACATTGATAAGCGCGATGCCCAGACACTTCAGGAGTGGCTTCAGGCAAACCATATCCAACCGGCAACATCAATTCCAAGACTGAGAGAGCTTGCTCCAAGACCAATCATGTCAATTGTTGATCGTCTAACGTTCAGGCATCTTGAGATTCACGCTTTTGATCTCTTTGACTTGTGCAAGCGCGTGAAGGAGAGCTGATGCCTGACAAGGTACAAACGATCTGGGCTCAGTTTGATAAGAAGGGCAGGATAATTGATATCAGTCTCTCTCAGAGGACATCCTGTAGGAAAATAAAAGTCCGATACCATACCGCGAATAAGCGAGGGATGGGACGGAGCAAAGGGAACAGCCATGAGAGAGAGACAGCAAGAATCCTTAGCCGATGGATCTTTGGGAAAGAGAATCCAAAGCACTTGAAGCGGACTCCGCTATCGGGCGGCTGGTCTTCAAGTAAGATGGGGGATGTCTGCATCGATCCCGAGATTGCTCGTCAGCACAACCTAAAAGATCCTCCAATGTATGTAGAGTGCCGGAATTACAAGGATGTCCTTCAGTACAACGTTCTCAGTTGGACCGTATGGCGTAGTCCAAAGATCTATTGCAAGTGGATCAAGGAGGTTGAGACAAAATGTGATGGTAGGCTGCCCCTGCTTGTGATCAAGGGGAAAGGGACCCATGCCTGGATTATGATCTTGAGACGCTGGTTGCCATCCAACTTGCTCTGGTATGCAGCCAGACTTAATACGAAACGGTATGGGGCTGTGTATATGCTTCCGCTCACTCGAGTGAGAAGCCTTGGTGATGGGAGAGAGTTTTTTGAACGGTGGGTGCGAGATGGGGGTCCTGCTCAACTCAGGAGACTTGTCAAGGGCAGTTGAACTGGTCGGGAGTAATCCGGGGAAGGCTGAGATCGGGAATATGGTCATGACGTGCGAACCAATCATTGAGATGACTTCGAAGAGATTCCCGCTGTATCTTCGGGAGGATCTGAAACAGGAAGTGCGGATGGATCTCTATCAGAAATGTCCAACCATTGCCGGGGAGTATAAGGCAGGAAAGATCCGAGAGCTGATGGGCTTCATGTTCCGAACACTCTCGAATTCTGCTACAGACTTCTTCAGGGCACAAGCTGCTAATGATTGTAAGTTTGTTCGCATTGATGACATTCACATTGAAGTGGCGGTCTATCCGAAGACCTATGAGAAGTCAAAGATGATTCACCGAATCCAGACTGCCTTGGAGCATTTCTATAAGTCACGGTATCCTGAAGATGAGTACGCTGAAAGAGCAAGCCGGTTTGCTTACATCATGCTGAGTGGGAAGCGTCCTAACTTCACGACAAATAACCTTCAACGCTTCTTCAATGGAAATCGGATTGCGGCTTATCAAGCGTACACCACAGCTCTCATCATGATCAAGCGTTTGCTTGAGGTATATGGTGAGGAGAGCTGATGGAGAAGATCATCGAGGATAAATACTTTGACGAGCTTGGCGTAACGCTGACCGACTTCATTTGCTACCAGAATGCAAAGGCAAGTCTCAATGAGATCAAGGCGTGGCTAGGGGATGCGAAATTCTTGGAGATGCTGAACCTGTTTGCCGGCTCCTATCTTTTGATCCCTCCGGCAAAAGACTTGATCTCGGACATGTATGACTACATGGCCGCACTTTGTATTGCGCGGATCAAGAATGCCCGGAAGACTAAAGACTTGAGGCTATGGTCGGAGCAAGAGGAAGTCCTGCACAAGATTGCTCGTCGGACAAAGCGGACCTATCGGTATGTCCGCACGCGCGGCATGAGATGTCTTCAGAAGATGGACAAGATAAAGCTTTGGTCACGGAAGATGAAAATCTTTGAGTCGAAATACTTTTTGGGAGAAGAGAGATGAAAGCAATTGACATTGTCCTTGGAATGAAGCAAGCACGGGAGATTGTCGAGCGTGAGACTCCAACAATGCCCGAGGATCAACGGAGCAAGATCATTAATGCGTTGGCTGAAGCAGGACGATTGATTAATCTCTGCCCTGTTTGTACTGGCTTGAAGAAGACCCTGAGAACGCATCCGAATGGCGGGGGCTATGTTGGCCGTCCATCAAAGAATGGAAAACTTTACTTTGAGTATCCTTGCCGTCTGTGTGACGGGGCCGGTCAGGTCCTGAGGATGAAGTGCGGAAGCTGTCTTTCAGAGTTTGAGCCGCATGCAGCACCGCGTCCTGGGGAGTATTCGGTCCTCTATCCAGTCCTTCTCTGCGATACCTGTTTTGAAACGGTTGAGGCAAAGGTCAGTCTTATTGAGCCTGAATCAGCGAAGCCTGAAAAGAAAGAGGAACTGAATAAGGAAGAAGAAAACCATGAGACGGAGAAAGCATCTGTTCCTCAGTTCAAAGGAAAGAAGGGGAGACGATGAGTGACATCTGTCCTACATGCGGTTGCCCCGAAGGGATTAATGGCCACGATGTCTTCCATCGTCAGATTGACGAGCTAAAGGCAAAGCTGACGTTCAAGCAGTATGATGAATGGGCCATCACCACGGCAGTCTACCCTGGTATCGGCCATGGGACTCTCTATCCTGTTCTTGGACTTGGCGGCGAGACAGGCGAAGTCCTT